TCCCATCAGGGCTTGCTGGATCATCGCCATCGTGATCACATCCTCATAAGTGGTATCCCCTCCACTGTCGGCACGGATCACGTCCGACAATCCCTCAACGTTGACCTGCATGGTCAGCAGCCTGTTCATAGTGTCACGGAGAGCCGCTTTCCTGCGTCTCGCTTCTCCTGACTTTTTCCCTCCTGCGGACTGAATACTCCTTTGTTCGTCCTTTGTTCGTTTGTTCAATGGGATTAAGTTTTCATATCCACTCGCCACTTCACCACCTTCAATTCTGATCTATTTTTGCGTTATATCCCCAACTGTCTTACGAGATCCTTTTCCCGCTCCGACAGCTCAAATACTATAGCATTTTTCTTCTCTGCCGCTGCTTTCTCTGCCGCTGCCTTCTCTGACAGCAGTAATCCGCCGCCAAATATTGATTTTTTCATTGCTTTCTGTGCATCCAGTGAACTAACGTGCAGACATTGTCCTCTCTCTACCTGATAATCAATCCCATACCTTGCCATTTTTTGCATCATGGCTGCTGAAACAACATAGTCCGGGTAGTCGTATTTCGGCAGCTCTTTTACTGTCTCCCGTCTCTTCCGTTCTACAGCATCATTCACCAGCTTTGTCAGTTCCGGTGATGTCTGTGCTGTAATCTCCGGCTCGAAGCTCGTCACAAAAGACGTCTTTACAACCGCCCCATTTTCGTATACGATACTGCAATCGCAGATAATATGGCTCATCCGCTGCACGGTCTTTTTCCCGTTTAAGCACGTCAATGATGGGGCAAATAAAAAGAACGGGATGCCCCGCTCCAAATAATATTCACAGATTTTTGACAGGATCGAGAACGGAGGGTTGTCTACCACAACGCATCCTTCCGGGTATTCCATCGACTGATAATCGGCTCCCGGCCAAAACGGACGGATAATCTTTTCAGGATCTGTGCCATACCGTCTGCAGACCCAGTCCTTTATCACCTCGTACACCTCAGGCGGTGTATAGCAATCATCAGTAGTCTTTTTTGGCTTAAATTTTTCTACATATTCCTCGTAACTCTCATTTTTCATATTTCACCTCACATCTCCCCGCATACAAAAAGGCACCCTTTTCAGGGTGCCTTTGTACGGGGAGTATTTGTCGAAAGTATCCCAAGAAGCTTTTCACTTCTTGCATTATAACTATAGCATATTCAAAAGTTTAATTTGTTTAATCTTTTACAGTCTGCGAAATTATTTGTGAAATCCGCCCTTTTGTATATCCCGTCATCCTCGCCACCTCTTCTTGCGTCATGTCTTCGAGATATATGGATTCCAGTATTGTCCTTTCCAATCCTTCCGGCAGTCCGGCTATGTAAGATTCTACGGTATCGATCTCTGCCTGTGCGGCTGTCCTCTGCCGTTCTTTCTCGCTGATCCGCAGCTTGATCCGTGTCGCTTCTGCTGGTTCCGGCACTTCTACACTGATATGCTCCCGGATGTATGGAAAGTCATCCCCGGATTTTTCCACCTTCCCCGATGCGGTCGGAACGCTCTCAAGACGGTCATACAGCCGTTCCAGTGACTGCTCAAGAGTCAGCAGTTCTTTCTTTCGCTTTTTGTATCGCCTTAGCAAGTCTTTCATCCTTGTCCACTTCCTTCCGTATCCTGTTTATGATGTAATCGCCGTCAATGTCCATATATGCTCCGGCATCTTCACGGAAGAACTTTTCAATACGTTTCTTCTCATACTGTGCCTGACTGTCTTCAGGATGCCTCTTCAGCTTTTTCAGGACCGTCCGGTAATCTCTCCCGGCTTTTTCCACGATCGCATGGGCGAGCCGGACATAGCCATCAATGTTCCACTCCACCGGCATCAACTCCCTTCTTTGTATCCACTCCCCACTTTTTCAGTGCATCCTCTACTGTATAATTCGGGTATGCCGGACGATGGAAGTCTGCACTGGCTTTCCGATCCGGTGGATGCTCTGCCATCCCGGCATAGTGTTCTTTCTGATTCTGCCGGATCTCTGCTGGACTCCAGCGTCTGTCTATGCTTCGCTTCAATGGGTATCACTCCTTTCTTTCGATATTACTGCTTTCCCAGCATGATATTCTGTGTATCGCATTTATTCGACCTCCTCGTCTTTCGGAAACCGGAACACATACTTTTCAGCAATTTGATTTACAACATTTCCGGTTAATGAAATTGACACTTTTGCTAAATTCTCATCTGTTTTTGGAATTCCATGCGCACATATCGCAATTCTTTGGGCATACATTTGCATTTCTTGCTCTTTCGCACATCTCCATTTTCAATTTCCTATCATCCTCAATGTCTTTGATAAACCCGAATTTCCTCAGGATTTTATGAGGCAGTGATTCCTTCTTCATCTTTGTTCTCCTTTTCTTCATCAGTCCTCATAATTCATTACAATTGTAATTACTTTTACCAGCACTTTCTGAATCTGATCGAAAATATGGTGGTCATCATTGCCGAAGTGAGAATACAGACTTGCATCTTTGTTTCCTCTGTCATAGCATTCGTTCATGAATTCAAAACAATACACATCATCTTCCTGTATGATTTCTCCGTATTCTCTCCACTCATAGAGAATACGTCCCTCGACCATTTCATTTACGACATCGTCAGAACCCTTGTCTTTATTCAGATGCCGTACACAACAGTCAATATATCCAAGCTTGTCGCAATATCTGTATTCTTTTGCTGTTTCCTCGGTGTATCCTCTAAAAGATTCTTTTATCTGCTCCTCAAAGTCCTCCGGCAGATTAAAAATATCTACTTCAATTCCTCTTGGTAGTTTAATGTTATACTTTCTCATAATTCGTTCCTTTCTCCCATCCATCTATTCCGCTTTATCTTCAAGTGCCATCTCACTAAATCTTTTCAAAGCATCAGGAATATTCATTCTCTCGATTGTTTCTTTTGCAAGATTTTCTTTCAACTTCTGCTCCAATGACTTTACGAGACTTTCTTCCACTTCTCTTTTTGCGGTGGCAATCATATTCTCTACTTTTGTACCAAGTTCTTTTTCAAGATATCGCCATGTGAGTAGTTCAGCCATAGATAATTTTTGGTCACTCGAATAGGTGGAAGTATTTCCGTGTTTGTCATACCCTTTTTCCGCTAATGCCTTTTCGCAAGTCCTCATTACTTCTTCCATAAATTCATCAAATTCCATACTTTAATACCTCCATAAATTCTAATTTATTTCGCCAGGTTTCTCACTACATTCAAATTCTATTACCCACACCCACGGATTTGCATCCCATCCGTAGCGGTCAATGTCGGTTTTCTTGATGGTTCTGTTCCAAAGCAACTCCCACTCTTTTAAGGCAATTTCCATGTCTCCGGCATGAACAGCCATAGAAGAAAGCCCCTCGCTTCTGATTCCATCCGCCGTAATCTCCTGCAACCGCTCCATACGAACATCCGTAACTTTTAACCACAGTCTTGCAGCTTCCTTTGGCATATGAATGGATGGATGGTATATCAGCTTTGATGATTCCTTAAATTCGGGCAACTCCGCAAGTTTATCATCAGCTTTGTAAATATATGTACCTTCCCCATATCCTTCCGACCACGTTTCACGTACATACATAACATCTCCAACCTGATATGGAGATTTTCTGCAACACGGCTCATTATTTCCGTTGTATAACATCAATCCGTCTTTTATGTAACCTGTCCAATTCGGATTTTCTCCGGGAAGAAACTTAACCAGTCGCCTTGTTACCGTCTTTCTTTCGTCTAAAATCGCACGTACCATATCTGTGTTGAATAGTATCGGTTTAATCATGTTTTGACATCCTTTCCTTTCCTAAATTTCAGTTTAGTCAATTGCAACGTCATACCATGTTCGCACCCACCTTGCCACATTAAGCCTAAATTCGTCATCTTCCAGCAGCTTTTTAACATGGTTATAACAATCAATCGGTCTATGCACAATATAATCATAATTTGATGTTGGAATGGTCTCTCCTTCTGTGAATACAGGGATGCTCATTCTATAAAATCTCTTTCTCCTGTCTTTTTCGTCATATTGTTCATATACCAAAACACCGTTTCGCAAACAGTATTCAGATATGTTTTTCTTTGTCATTTTCATTCTTATTCACCTCGTATCTGCCTCGCATTGCTTAGCACCGGATTTCACAATCTCAATACATTTACATATTCTTTGGTATTCATTAATGCCATGTGCTGGTGTTCCGTCAATCAGTTCCATGTCTTTGAAATCTTCCAACATATCAACAACCTTGTCCACGTCATAGGCTGTTGGCTGTTCTTTTAGCATATCTTCAATATCGGGAATACAAAACTCGTAGCCTCTCCCTAGATACTTTGCAATTTCACCACTCGTAATCTTGTCAGCATCAATCAGTCTCATCTTCTTCACTCCAATCTAATTTTTGTCCGCACCATCCACAGTACTGAATACTGTCGATCTCCATCTCATCGGGAGTCTCTGTGAATCTCTCGCACGCTGGACACACGTACACATAGTCGTTGTCTTGCACATTGAGATAGCTCTTGAATGGTTTCTGTGGAATCTGCTTTTTTAGTGCTTTTATCGCCATTCTCATAGCTTTGTGATGTTTGCTGTCCCCAACTCCCCCTTTTAATATCTTAATTGCTTTTTCGTTCTCCATCTTCTCACTCCTCCTTGTACGGTTCCGGAAGCGGCATCCAGGCAATAACTTTTCCACCAATGCAATCACCAAACCAATCATTGTCGTTTTCTAAATGTCCTGTTTTTATCCATGTTCCGTACATTCCCATGAACCCACTGTATTTTACTGTAGCAAGGACATCTTCTCTTATTTCCGGCAGCCTCTCGCTGCATGGGATCCATCCTGAATCCGCTCCTGCTTCACTTTCAATCAACTCAAAATACTGCTTTTTCCATTCCAACACATAATCTAAGCGATATGAACTGTACCCGATACAAAAATGATCACTGCCAATTTCTTTGTATTTTATCTCGTAGTATGGCTTGTCCTCCATCATGGTCACGATTATGTCAAGGCTTTCTACTTTTGTCTTTTTAACGTCCATCAATCATTCCTCCTTATCACTATCTGAAGCCCAAGCTCTTCTCTGATCTGCTCCAGTGATGTATGCGTAAGGTATTCTGCCGTATATGTCTTGTTTGCAATCAATGTTCTGCTTAAACTTCATCATATCCCCCAATCTTTCCTTGGACCGGGCATACCGCCCAGCCATTCTTAATTACCTTCCAAGTAGCTTGCTTTCCAGATCATCCATGTCATATCTCCGCCGTTCAAAGTTGTTATTATTCCTTACAGTTGTTTTCCTTTTTTTCTCCGAAGTGGTCGTTTTATAGAAACTTTTCCACCCTCCTGCAGTAGCTTTTTTCACAATCGCAATCCGTTCCTCTTCCTTGTCGCTCAACTTGATCAGATCCTCTCTCAGTGCCTGTATTTGTTCCGGTATCATCGCTCCGTAATTGCTTGAACGAACAAGAATATACATCTGAAATGCCTGTTCCAGTTCCGGGCTGAATCCTAATATATTATTTATATTCTTTACTTTACTTTTCTTTAGGGATTTATCCGTGGAATTACAATCGTTATTCCCGGAATAACTCTCTTTTTTCTCGGATAAATCCCTAAAATGGGTACACTTAATAAAAGGTTCTGTATCATTTTTTTTCAAAAGCCAGTACCTTCCAACTTCTATCGGATTTTTTCTTGCCCGTTCTTTTACAGCAAGCTGAAATCTTTTCTGTATTCCGGCAGAGGTCAAGACCTTGTCCGACTGAAAAAGTTTGTTATCAAACAGTGACCGTGACAGCAAGAAGTTCAAGACCTGCTTCGCCTTGTTCTGATCAATTTTTAAATCATCAGATATAATATACTCAAAATCATCATCTACCTGCAGGTAATATCCCTGCTTATATATTTCGCACAAGAGGTAGATATAAAACACGATACCATCTCTGCCATACCTGGCTTTTAGTATCTTTATTTTCGGATCATCGAGGAAGTCAACATCAAGTGGAAAGTAATCCAACCCATTCTTTTTTGGTCTTGGCACTGCTGCCACCACCTTTCCCCTTATTCTGTTGCTCTATATTCCTCCACCACGATATCCAGTCCCTCCTCGGCTGAATACGCTTTTTTTGCCGCAACAAATACGATCTGCGTATCATCCTTATAGGCTACTCCGTTCAGAGCGTCTGCTACAACTTTTACAATATTATCCACATCCGGCTTCTTCATGACATGGATCTCACCTTCCAGCATCTGCTGGGCTTTTTTCTTTGAGGTACTCTTCGGAGGCTCAAATCTTGCTACAATCCGGAGAGCCACCGGTATATCTTTGTCAAATCTTGTTCCTTTGGCAGCAGTGATATACATTGCTTTGATCAGATTTTCATATAATAAGTCATTCTCAGGAGTATAACTGATAGAATGACCTAAATTTTTATTATAGACAGTTCTTGCTCTTGCCTTTCCCTGCGGCTTTCCCGGAACATGAAATGATACTGATTTCATTTCTTCTCCTTTCTTCCCGCACCGGATCAGCGTATCCGGTACAGGAGAAACATGATTTACAAGTTACGTGTGTGACATATGATCAATCATAAGAAAGTATCATTTTACGCAATAATCGTTAATCTTCCTTATATGCTGCATAGTTGATCTCCTTTCCTCTTACTGCTGACTGAAAAATTCATCTTCAATATTCTTTTCCTGCTTTGCTGCTTTTCCATCCATCACCTCCTGAATCTCCTTCTCAGCTACAACAGTATTCTGTTCGGGTTCGTTTTCCACATAATCTGTTGTGCCATCTTCGTGGATCACAGCCATATCCTTGTCAATGGCATTCTGCAGATCTATGCTCATGATTCCCCACTTGCTGATCAGCTGGCGGAGCATCGTCTTCATGGCCATTCCGTCGAAGTCCTTGAACCAAAAAGAAGAATATTTCCATAAGTCCTTTTCCGGAATCTTTCCCTGCTCCAAAAGCTCCAAAGATTTCGCTCCACCATTTCTCTTGAATGCCTGAGAATACTTTTCTGCATGTGCAAGCATTTTCTTTTTCGACCAGTACATCGTTTTGCGGAATCCGTTTTCATATTCAAACATCGCATAATATCCCATGGCCGGAGTCTCTTCACGGATCACATCATCCTCGATCAGTTCAACCTCGATCTCCTCGTTCAGAGGATCATACTGGATCAGCTCACCTTCTTTGATTGCAAGAACATTTAATTTTTTATAATATCCTGAACGTTCTGCCAACTGAATATATCCTTTGTAACCAAGCTGAAACTGTGCTTCTTTGCATCCTTTCTTCTTATTATCAAAAGGAACCATGTAAAACTGACCAAGCTGTGGGGATGGGGAAAGGTTCAATGCCTCTCCCAGTAATGCTGCTGACAAAATACTTGGATTCGTACATTCCTGCAGAGCCGGTGTAGTCTGAACTGCCGATACAATACTAGAAATGAATCTTGTACCATTCTTCCCACCAACTACACTGTTAATCTGCTTCTTTACTGCATCCTGCGTCAGGTAGGCTGCCATTCCTGTCTTCGTCTGTCTTTTTGCTAAACTGTTCTGTACTGCCATTTTTTACTCCACCTTTCCAAATTTGATCTGATGCCCGATTAGATACTCTCTCAAACCAAGCAGCTGCTCCCGGGTAGCCCATACACGAAAATCCATTTGAATCAGATCAGCCTGAGCTGTTTCTGCCTCGGCTTCCGCATTCTCTTCAACAACTGGAACACTGTCCGCAACCGGGGTCTCAACTGCAGGTTGTACTGCCATTTTCTGTTCCGCATCCTGCCTTGCCTTTTCAGCGGCAATCCGTTTCTGATCTTCCTCATACTGCTGTTTTTTCTTCTGAATCTCTGCCAGTCTCTGTCCTTCGGCAATCGCCTGATTCAGGTCCAGTGTCTTCTTATAAATTTCCAACGCTTCAAAGCTGAATTCCGGAAGACTGCTGATCGTAGCAACTTCTGTTCCGACCTTAAACAGGATATTCTTCATCTGTTCTTCAATCTTGCCAAGAGATACCGTTGCATTCAGCCATTTCGGATCCATGATTCTTTCCAATACAATAAAATCCTGAAAGCCGATGGTTTTGAAAAGCTCCTCGATGTCTTTCTGCTTCTGCTGTTTTCTCTTTTCTTCGATTTCTTTCAGTTGTTCATCAATCAATCCGATCGGCTCATCAATCAGACCTGTGACTTCTTTCACCTGACGTTCAAAACGCTCATACGGCTCCATACACAATTTTTTGATCCGCTTGCGTTCGTTCTCGATTGCCGTCTTTGCTTTATTCAGCTCCGCACGGTCCTGCTTCATATCCTTGGCTGCATCTTCTGTATAGGCGATATTTTTATATTCCTCCACCCTGGATGCCACCCATGCCTTTACCTCTTCGTAATTCCACTGGATCTCTGAAAGAAATCCTGATTCTTCTGACGGGTTGATAATTCTTAATTCCATGCTGTTCCTCCTTGATTTTTTTATATTTCAGGAAGTATGAGGGGCGGCTTTCTGCCACTCTCTACATAATTCCAGAATTTCGTTTCCTCTCTGAGCAGCATGTCCAAATCATCTTGAACGTCTGCCCGTTCTATATGGTAATGTTTTACCGTTGTACGCTTCTCTCCACCCCACTCTGTCCTCAGGTGGGCACACAATTCAACGAATTCATATCCTGTTACAAGTAAATAGTGCAGAACCTGTATGTAATAGTTGTCCGGGATCCGGTCTCTCCACTTTTCTTTCTGCATACTCTGCAGGATATTTGTAGTCTTGATCTCAAGAATTCCTCTTCTGCCATCCTGATCTGTCAGCTCCCCATCCAGTGAAGCCTGCATGAATGGATGCTGAATGCTTCTCAGGATTCTGAATTCATGATGTTCCACTTCATATTCAGGATAATCTAATTTAAACAGCTCCCTGATTGGCTGTTCTGCGTACTTTCCATAAATCACACAGGCTTTTCCTGAGATATCCTCGGGAATCCGTCTCCCAGTCTTCTCTTCAAACAGATCAATATTGCTTTTATATGGATTCATCCCTACTACAGCACTGGCATCACTTCCACCGATCCCGTTCATTCTTCCATTCAGCCAGTCTGTTTCATCCTTGAAATCAAAGATTTTAAATGGACTGCCCATTGCCATATCCTCCTCCATTTGTTATTATTATGTTGGTTATTTTTCTAAGTGCCTGAGAGGTTGCCGCCTCGCTATGGCACTCTTTTCATGTATATGTCTGCCCGAAAGCAATACAGCAGATCATCAATGCAATAGAGAACCCTACCACAAACCAAAAGGCTTTCTCAACAGCCTTATCATATTTATCCGGCTCATGGCTTCGAGCCACTTCTTTGGGCTTTCTCTTCCTGATCTGAATTACCTTTAACTGCTCCACGTCTCTCACCTCCTTTAAATGATGTGCAGATACCTCTGTGCCGTTCCATGCAGTATCTGATTTTTCTGCAGTCTTTGCAGGTCATATGACCTCCCTCCCTATTCGTTCTTTTTCCTCTTCTGGAATCTTAAGGACTTTCAGGATCTCTCTCAGCTCACCCAGTCTGATGTCTTCCGGCACGCTGAACCTTTGGTACAGTGTGCTTTTCGGGATTCCTGTCAGCTTGGAAAGCTTTTCTACGCTGACACCCTCCATCACTTTTCCTGACTGGATGATGGCGATCAGCGTCCTGTTCTGTCGCTCCCGGTCTGAGAGCTTTAATTTAGGCATTCTATCACCTCGCTTCTCTTGCTTTCAGCACTTCTGCACTCCCCTTTACTAAATACACGAAAAAGCTCACTTCCATAACTTCTTCTCTCAATGAAGAACTCGCATCAACCAAGCCAGTCATACAACGCGAATACAGTGAAAGCTGATGCTATGAACAGAACCCACACAGGATATATCTTGTTGTCGGGTTCTATTTTTTTCATGACCCGTACACAAATCCCACCAAGTACCCATACTCCCAGTGTAATTAAAAGTTTGTAGTACATCTTCCTCACCTCCTCTATTCCAAAAAATACTCAAGCGGAACACCGAAATATTTTGCTATAATGAGCAACTTGTCTACTTTTGGAACATATACGCCATTTTTCCAGTTAGACAATGTCGCAGTTGAAATCCCTGTGTCCTTCGACACTTGGTACGGCGTTTTGTTCGTTTTATCCAATAATAATTGGAATTTTTCGTACACTATTACACCTCCTTAGATATTGACGCTATCTAAGGTTTCTTATATAATCTAAGTACCATCTAAGTTATCTAAGAAACCTTGTGTTGTATTAACTTAGTTATCTAAGCTATATCTGTATATTAGCATAGTTTTCTTAGCTTGTCAATATCTATAAGCATAGATTTCTGAGTTGTTTTAGAAAGGAAAAACTATGTATGAAAAATTTGAAGAATTACTAAAGAAAAATAATGTAACTGCTTATAGAGTTGCAAAAGAGACAGGAGTAACTACAGCTACTCTCACTAGCTGGAAACAAGGGAAATATACTCCCAAAATGGAAAAGTTGCAGAAAATAGCAGACTACTTCGGGGTCACTACTGAGTACTTCACTGGTGAAGAGAAGAAGGAAAACCCCTATGCTATTACTTCAAAAGATGAACGTGATATAGCAAAAGATATGGAAAGCATTCGTACAAAATTATTAAATGGTGCAGATGGTCCACTGTCTTACGACGGTGAACCAATTCCTGAAGAAGATGCTGAATTGCTTCTTGGACAAATTGAACTAATGATGCGTCGATTAAAACCTATTAACAAAGAAAAATACAACCCGAACAAAAATAAAAAGTAGGTGGTAAGCCTTGAATACACATGATGTTAAGCGATTAGTCGCTTACTATGTCAGGAAATACAATACACGAAACCCTTTTAGACTTGCAGAATATCTGAATGTAGAAGTTCAGACCGGTTCACTTGGATCGCGTGCTGGGTGCTATATGTTTCTTAAAAATCATAAATGTATATTTCTCAATGAAGATTTAGAAGAGCATGAAAGAACCCTCGTCATGGCTCATGAGCTGGCTCATTCTATCATGCACCGAAAAGAGAATTGTTATTTCATCAGAAATAAAACTCTTCTCCTGTCTTCCAAAATAGAAATCGAAGCTAATACTTTTGCGGCAGAGCTGTTGATTCCAGATGAATTAATTATAGATAACCCTGAATTGACAAAAGCTCAGATTGCAAGGTTAGCCGGTTATGATGAACGAGTAATGGACTTTAAGAAAGGAACAATATGAAACTATTTAATAAACTTTTTCTGAAATCAAATAAAAAACCTGTTCTTTCAGACAACGAAAATGAACAAGCGAGTGACGAAATTGTAAAATCAGCAGAAGAAGATGATATAACTACGACTACACCTTTATGGCGTTCTATTCCTTCTGAGGAAAACAGACAAAAAGACAAAGACAACTCCGTTAACTATAATAATGTTCAAATTGTATTCAAGCATGGAGAAATTCAAGATGTTATTCCTGATGTAAATAATTATTATTTAGCTACTCGATATAATATTGACGGAATAGTTTACGATATAACAGATATTGTAGATATTGAACGTATCCACGTTCCGAATTGCAAATTTCCAGCAAGTTCTGATGCTATTGGAACGCCTGTATATCGTTTAGAATATTTACTAAGACTTCATGCTGGCTTTGAACGAAAGAAGGGGAATGATGATTTGGCTTATGCTCTAATGCATAAAGGGACGGAACTGCTAAAATACTCGCCATTACTTTGGCAAAGGCATGATTATTTAAGAGAATACTATTGGCTTCTTGATGATGAGCGTATTGATGATGCTATATCATTTTTTAACAATATAAAAAACGACTTGCCTGAACCATATTCTGAAAAAGAACATATAAAAGAAATTCAACACTATAATTATGCCGTCCTAAAAAAACATTTTCCAAAAGATATGCCAAAATCTTTTTCTGCTTATATGAGAAATTACAATAAAGGAGATGAAAAATTTCAAAAATACAAAGAACTAGCTAATACAATCGGCTTCAATTTATAAACAAAGCCACCCCATTCGTCAAAACACTACTGTCATTCAAATGATATGAAAATTTACCAAAGTATCTCTGTTTTTATACGTGTTTACACTTCTTTTTATTGACATACGTGCCAGCACGTGTTATAATAATATCATAGAAAGGAGATATAATGAAAACACAGGAATTATTAAAAATGCTAAAGAAAGCGAAATGCGAATTGATTCGGAATGGTAGCCGGCATGATATTTGGTACAGTCCTATAACTGGAAGGCAATTCGCAGTTCCAAGACACAAAGCAGAAATTCCAACAGGAACTCTCAACAACATTCTGAAAGATGCGGGACTTAAATAGTCCCCTTCTTTTCCAGTCTTATATATTATATATTTGAAAGGAGAATTGTTATGGCAAAATATGCTTATCCCGCAATTTTTACCCCTGAAGATGATGGAAGTTTTTCGATTAATTTTCCTGACTTGGAAGGTTGTTACACTTGTGGGGATTCACTGGAAGACGGTATTGAAATGGCAGAAGACGCACTCGCTCTAGTTCTTTACGGATACGAAAAGGACGGACGCAAAATCCCTGCTCCTTCTGCTCCATCAGAAATTACACTTTCTGATAACGACTTTATTAATTATATTGCTTGCGATACAATGGCTTATCGTAAGATGTATAACAACAAAGCTGTCAAAAAAACTCTTACCATTCCAGAATGGTTGAATGAATCTGCTTCTGCTATGGGACTTAATTTCTCTCAGGTGCTTCAAGAAGCATTAATGCAGAAAATGCAGATGAAATAATAATATGACTAAAAAATCCCGGTGCTACCAACACCGGGAGATGAATAATGATCTCCGAAGAAATACATCATTCAACGACCAATGAATATTGTATCATCTTCGGACAGCCACCGCAAGCGGAACACACGTTCCTCGCTGGCTGTTATTTTTATACTTTAAGGAGATGATAATATGGCTAAAACCAAAAAATTTACTTCAGGATCTTGGAGGTGCTTAGTTTTTTCACACTATGAAAACCTGTTCAGCGAGGACGGAAGTCCTATGATTGACGAGAAGACCGGAAAGCAGAAGCGGAAAAGGATTTATGAATCGTTTACCAGTGACTTACAGGGGAGACGTGGAAAGCGGGATGCAGAAGCTCAGGCGGCTCAGTTCCTTGCAGAGAAAGACCGAAAAAAACGCCCTGAGAACTGGACAGTGAAAGAAGCTTTTGAAAATTACATAAAGTTAAAGGATCATGTGCTGTCCGAGACTACTCTCCGTGGTTATGAGACGATTGCCCGGAATCAGATCGGACAGATAGCAGATATCAGCCTCCGCAAGCTCTCGCAGGAAGACGTACAGAGCTGGATCAACATTCTGTCGGTAAAGTTATCGCCTAAGACCGTAAAGAACGCCTACGGGCTGTTTACAGCGGTCGTGCGGATGTATCTGCCGGATATGCACTTCCATACCACTCTGCCGTCCGCAAAGACCTATGAGGGTTATGTTCCATCCGATCAGAACATCACGGATCTGATCTGCTATATCCGGGGAACCGAACTGGAAAAAGCAGTGCTTCTCGCAGCGTTTGGAAGTCTCAGGCGCGGAGAAGTCTTCGGGCTGACGAAAGAGGATATCAAGGGGAACTCCATACGGATCAGAGAGACGAAAGTCCGGGGACGTAGTGGGATCATCAAAAAAGGACCCAAGACACAGAGCAGTTACCGATACGTCATCATGCCGGAATTTGTGATCCGAAAATTTGACGATATCGAAAGCGGTCCGCTTGTCAGGATGCACCCGGAAGATCTCTCTAAAAACTTTAAAAAGGTGCTTCGCTCTGCTGGGATTCCTGAATTTCGATATCATGATCTCAGACATTATACTGCGTCCATCATGCACGCCCTGAACATTCCGGATCAGTACATCATGAAGCGTGGTGGATGGAAGTCTGACAGAGTCCTGAAAAGGGTATACCGTGGCACGATTGCACCGGAAGAAGAGAGATTTACAGACCGAATCAATGAGCATTTTACGGAAATGATGCAACACGCCATGCAACACGATAAGCGAAAAGCCTTATAAATACGGCATTTTCCTGTAGGTTTTCTGGGTTCGATTCCCGCCAGGTCCACTCAGGCTGAACATGTCGAACTCTGTATGTGATATTATCGTATACAGGAATACGTTTTGTTTGGTGTATCGAAGAAAATAAAAGTAACGGCATTGTATGTTGCGAAAGTGATATACAGTGTCGTTATTTTTTATGATATAATTCGGATATGAATTGAACAAATCGGTGTTTATAGGAGTAGATGATATAAAGAACACTTATCTGCCAATGGGCTTTAGCAATTTTAAAATAGAGGGCAGAGGGCTTGGAAGTGTCATGATACTTGAATTTCTGCTTTACTATATGACGAAGCCACCGTATCAGATACATGTCAGAGAGCACATTTATCTCGATAATATGCTGGATTTATTCCGAAATGTAATCAGATATAACATTGAATTGATTTATAGTAGATCAACATATAAACCACAACAGGAAGGATGATTCTCAAAAATGAATATTAGAAGAGCACAGGAAAAAGACATACCAAGACTTATAGAATTGTTAGAGCAGGTGCTTCAGATCCATGCCGATATCAGACCGGATATTTTTATCCCGGGAACGACAAAATATACAAATGAAGAGCTTGCAGATATGATAAAGGACGATACAAAGCCGATATATGTTGCGGCAGGAGATGATGATATCTGCATGGGATACGCATTCTGTCAGATAAGACAGCAGCCGTTTTCCAACAACATGGTGCCGTTTACATCACTTTTCATAGATGATCTGTGTGTAGATGCAAAGACCAGAGGACAGCATATCGGAGAGCAGCTTTTTGAACATGTAAAGAGTGAGGCAAAGCGTCTCGGTTGCTACGAGGTCACCCTCAATGTATGGAGTGGAAACACATCTGCAGAGAAATTTTATGAGAAGATAGGGCTTAAGACAAAGGAACGCCAGATAGAATATATTTTATAGGAGAAAGGCGGAACAATGCCAGATATAATCATAGTAGAGGACAACAAAGAAATAGGTACACTGCTGTGCGATTTCTTGCGAAAAGAAAACTACAGAGTAAGCCTTGCTGATACAGGGGGAAAAGGCATTATCGATATTCCGGAGAATGATGAAGAGCACGAGTGGCTGGCAAAGCAGAATTTTAAGAACAGCGTCGATGATGCATATACAGGAGGATAA